GAGCGAGCCACTCGCCGCTTTGCGGGTGGGTGTCGAACTTGATTCCGTCACCGCCACCGCCACCGCCGCTGTCGCCAACGTCCTCGTAGACGACGGTGAGCGGGTCAGCGCCACCGTGTTCGTGGTCGCGGCCGTGCATCCTGGGGCGGTTGCTACCAGCCATCTAGGCGGGCCAGGGGTTGACGTCGTAGTAGGCACGGGGTGAAAGGTCGAGCCGGAGGGTGACGTCGTCGTAGTCGGGGGTGAGGGGCCGGGTTTCTTCGTGGATGCCTTCGACGAAGTACCAGACCGTGTCGAAACCACCGGTGGCCGTGGACACGTGGACGTCAATGCTATGGCCGATGTCGACGGAGCAGAGGAACTGCCACAACGCTGGTGCCCGCGGGTCGGTGGGCGGTAGGGAGCGGAAGGTGATGCTGGTGATCCGGTCGTGCGGCTGGCTGTAGTTGGCGCAATACCACTGGGCGAACCGGCGTGTTTCGACGAGGTGGTTGGCGCCGTCGATCATCGAGTTCAGGGTCAGCAGGTTGTCGGCGGACCAGGACCGGATCCCGTAGACGGCGATAGAAGCGGTGTCGGTGACGAGCTGCCCGATCACCGCGTTGTCTGGGATCCCGACCGGGCTTGCACTGGCGCTGTTGATGATCCTGCTGAGGCTGCGGCTGAACGAGAGCCCCCGCACCTGAACACTGTCCACCGGCGAATCGGGGATCGCGTCGCCGTCCGCTACCCGCCACTGCCGGTAATCCCATTTTTCCCAGCCGATGTCGCTGACGACCCCGTCCGGGTCGAAACGGGAACGGCGGTCCTGGAACACCAAACGTCCGGCCCGGTCGACGTAGGTGTTCGAGCCCGGCATCTCCGCGTCCGCGGCTTCCTGCACGGCGGCCAGAGCGTTTTCGCCGGCGCTGTAAACGCTGTCATGCAACCGAACGGCACCGGGCATGATCACCCGCAGCCGTTCCGGCAACCCGATGTCGTCGAGGATGCCGGTGATCCGGTCATGCACCGTGCCGGCGTAATAGATCACCTGCCCCTCGGAGTCTTCCGGTGGGTCGTGGCCGAACTCGCCCGGATGCATCTCCGCCGCGGAGAGGATCTCGAACAGGTCGACCAGGCCGATCGTGAGCCGGTTCAGTTGCTGGGAGGGGTCGACCTCATAGCTGAGGTCTTCGATGTAGCCGCGGTAGCGGCTGACCCAGACATCATGAACAGGGCTGCGTAACCCGATCTGGGCCGGCCGCAACGGCAGGATCTTCCCGTAGAAGGGGCCGGCGGGGTTGGTGGGGTCGAGGATCCCGTCGGGGTCGGTGATGGTGACGGTGGCGCGGCCGGTGTCGGTGCGGTCCTGCTCGTAGGCGCGGCCCCGGTCGATCGTGTATGACGTGACCAGGTTCGGGTACACGTCGAGCGACACCCAGACGGGGTCGGGCTCCAACGTTGGGCTGTCGAACGCGATCGCGAACCGGCAGACCGGTTCGATCATCGGTGGCGACACCGTCACCGTCAACGCGGCGGTGTCGCTGATGGTGGGGTTGACGGTGCCGGTGACGGTGACAGTGCCGGGGCTGACACCGATCGCCAGCCCGGGGTTCGTGAACGACTGCTGATGCCGAAACTCCGCTATCAGCGGGTTCGACGAGACCCAGTCGACAGCGGTTGAGATGTCAGCGCTGGAGCCGTCGTCGTAATGACCGGTCCCGACGATCCGATGTCGCGTTTCGCCATCTGCGGGTATGCGCGAGCGAGGAAGTTGACGACCTGGGCGCTGGTCATCCCGCCCTGGAGCATCGTTCGTGCCTGCCCCCGGATCTGCCCGGCCTGCCCCTGCGTCGGGGCGGCCTTCCCCTGAAACTCTTTCATCGGGTCGTTGACCAATCCAAGGTTGGCGGCCAGATCGTAGGCGGCGCCACCGACATCGCGGAGCTTGTCGTCCAACCCGGTCGCACTCAGGAACATCGAGGTGAGCTCGTAGGCGGCGAGGCCGGCACCCGCGACGAGCCCGGCTTTGCCGAGCAGCTTCGCGTTCAGCTTCCCCGTCTCACCCGCCAATTGGCCCATGCCGACGGTGAGGTCGGCGATGGCGCGGGAGGTGTCGCCACCGACCCCGAAATGCTTCAACACGGTTTCGGCGGCGTCGTCGACATACTGGCCGAACCCCAACGCACTCAGGCCGGCGGCGGCGAACATCCCTTTCCGGCGGATGCTCGTACCGAGCCGGGTTGACTGCGCCGCGAACCCTTCCGCCTGCCTGCCCGCACGTCCGAACGCGCGTTGCAACCCGCGGGTGTCGCCGGTGACCTCGACGATGATCCGGTTCGACATCTTTCAGCCCCCGTGGTTGAACCGTTGCACGTTGCGGTTGATCACTTTCTGCACCCGCCGTTTCACGAGCTGCGTGTTTTTGCGGCGGGCCGGGGTCATCGCTCGCCGCTCCAGGAGGCGGGCGAGGTTGGGGCGTTTCCGGGACCGGTTCCGGGTTGCCCGCATCCTGGGGGCGACGTAGATGCCGTGAGGGGTGAGCCCGATCCGCATCCGAAACCACTGCCGGCCGATGTGGCTGATCCGGTGCCGGGCGAACGTCTCGGCGTCCCGGCGGATCGGTTCGGCTGCCTGCCGGATCTGCTGGTGGATGTCGTCACGGATCCGCTTCTCTGTTTTCGCGAGATCGCGTTGCAACGCCGTGAACCCCTTCACTCGTAGAGTCGCCGGCTGCTGCTGACGCGCCCGCATCAGTTGGGGATCCCGTGCAGGCCGTCGAACAGCCGGACACAGTCGAGCAGCTGGGTGGGGGTGAGGTCGTTCATGCCGGCTGGGGTGACCCCGAAGTAGCCGAGACGGGGGTCCCAACCGGCCCCGAGTTCCTGCTCGAACTGGTTCCAGAAATGCTGCTGTTCCCGTTCGAGCTTTCCTGTGGGGGGCCGGCGGCATCACCCTCTTCCGGGTCGGGCTCGAGGTGAAGCCGGACGGTGGTGCCCTCCTCCAAGCTGAAGGGCGCATCGAGGAACCGCTCGAACGTTGCCTGCAGCTCGCTTTCCTGGATGCGGCCGGCGCGGCGCAACACGATCAACGCCAGCACCGCGAACAACACCGGATCACTCCCCTCGAGCCCGTCTTTCAACGTCAGCGGGAGGTAGTTGGCGTACCGTTTCAGGTAGCCCCATTCCCGGTAGGTGAACGGCTCCGCCTCCGCGTCCAACGGGTACTCACCGTCCCACGGGGCGACTCCCTGAATCGTCAACGTGTCCACGAGCTAGGGGGCGGTGACGAACGCGAGCCCGGCCGCGTCACCGGCAGTAAACGTTGCCTCGAACGTGTCCGCCTCACCCCGAGTGGCACCAGGGCTGTACGTCAGCAACTGCACGTTCCCGCGCAGCTCCGGATTCGTGGCGGACACGGGGGTGGTCTGGTCGGGGCGCCACGCGAACGCAACAACCTCCCGGTTTTTGTGGATCGGGTACAGGGTTGCGTGCACCTCACCTGTCCCATAGCTCCCGTAGAACTCGACGGTCACTTCTTGTTCTGTTTCGCCGGCCAGGAACTCTTTCGAGCCGGTCGCGTTGAACCCGCTTACGTCGACCCGCTCATGCTCCGACCCGAACTTCACCGACCTGGAAAAATTGCTGAGGTCGATCGTCTTGACCAGCACCGAGTCTTTGAGCGCGATTCGTTTCGGCATCCCTCCTCCTCCTTAGGTTGGGGTTACTCCCAGTTGCCATTCGCAACTGATCATCCGGCCGGTCGCCTCACCCGGGTCCTCCTGCACCTCCGTGTAACCGCTGACGCCGTCCTCGGTCACCCAGACCGACTGAGCCACACCACCCAGCGACTGGTCGACCGTCAAAGCGGTTTCGACGCTCTCGGGCGCACGACGGTCGAGCAGCCTGAGTAGGGCTTGCTGGGATGCGGTCGGGTCAGCACTGATCGTTCTGGCGCGAACAACCCAGAAGGTGTCGCTGTCATCCTTGAACCCGCTCGGCCGCTGAAACATCGGGGCCGGGTAGATGTCGATCGAGGGTGGGGTCGGGTTCGACTGCAGGTACGGCGTGATCTGCAGCTCCGGCAGGCTGTCGCGCAGCGGCTCCAGGGCGGCGGCCATTGCCTCAGCCACCTCGATCAGGGACGCCACCTATCCGACCCCCCAGTTGCTCTCCTTGTACGGCAACAGCATCGTCGCCCAACGCCGCCAACTGGTGCGGCCGGGATAGATGGCCTGATCCCCCGCGACGACGACGACACCGTGCGGGTTCGTTTCCTGCCGCCACAACTCCTCACCCATCTGCAGGTTCACCGTGACAACGCTGTCCGGGTACGGCTCAGCGAGTGAAACGGTGAGGCCGAGGTGGTTGTCGATCTCCGCAGCCGCGGCCTCGAGCACCCTCCCCAGCGCCGCCTCTTGCGCTGGGGAGGGAGTGCCGAGCTGCAACATCCGTGCCAGCTCGGTGGTCGTCGCGTACACGACTAACCCCCAAGCTCCTGCTGTTTCTCCGCAACCGTCAGGTCGTCACGGCTCCATTCGACGCCGCGTTCCTTCGCGAGGTCGTCG